TCGGCATGAAGACTACGGTCGTAGAAGGCCATCTAAGTCAAGCGGAGACCCGAGGGCAGAACTCGGCACCTCCACCAAAGACCCCTGCGGCCGCCTGAAACGCGGTCAGGGTGACGATCCGCCTAGGCTCTGGACGACGGTCCTTTGTAAGGCAGCGGGGTTCTTTGATGGGGGTGAATTTAGGATCGATCCGTAAGGCCGATGTGGAGAAGCGCCCCGTTTAGATACCGCCCGTATGCGGATCAAATTCATCAACTGTCAACGACAATGATGTGGTCGTCGCCAGCGAAGAGATTCGTCTCGCCGCGTAAGCGACAAAATCCCTAGGGCCTCACACCTCTAGGTGGCGCGTGGTCCCGAGCGTAGCAACAGTTTCGGGACAACATCTTTTTCGCCAACGTCTCGTCCTACTGTTCTAGGCGGTCGAAAGCGAGGGTCACGGCTGAGCGGCCCGGCTGATATTCTGGTTCGAATCCGGAACAGGGGGATGTAAACCTCCTAGCCATGGTGGGAAGGCGCGGGCGTCTGGGTTCGAATCCCAGCCCAAACGTCGGGGCGTTGGCGAAAGAGATGTAAAATAGTTATTGACGAACCGGACGAATCATCCTATTTGTTTGTCATCGAGTTTATCGGGGAAGTGGCCTTAACCAGTGGCCGAAGCACGAGAAGAGATCGCCGGGTGCCCGGAGGATTGTTGAGGATCGTGTGGACGGGTTCGTAGCCCGGCCCCCGCCAGTTACCGCCGGGAGATGAAGGTCTGTCTCCAACTCGCTGTGAAGCTCCCGGCATTGGCCCGGCCGTCGCAAGATGGCCGGGCCTTTCGATTCATGCGGAAATTATTTTCGTCCGTAGCTGTCCACAACCGTCCAGTGTGTCCAAGGTGCGACATTCTTGCTTGACATGACGGCAATTCTAGCTTAACCATGGCGCTCTTCTGGAGATAGCGCTACATGACGACCATAGCTTACCGCTCGGGCCTGCTGGCTGCCGATACATTGATCTCCTACACCAGTATCACCAACGGCTCCCGCGAGAAGATCGCCAAGTGTGGTGGGTTCACCGTTGCCCTCGCTGGTCCGGCATGGCTTCGACGACCTCTGGAAGCTTGGTGTGCTGGTGGTTGCCCTGAGGATGACGTTCCTCAAGTTCTGCTCGATCACGGTAACGACTTCTCGGCCCTGATCATCGACAACACCACCGGCGATCTCTTCGAGTTCGATAACGGTTATCTACTCCCCATCTTTGCCGATTACACCGCAATCGGTTCTGGCGCTCTACTGGCGCTAGGTGCCATGGCTCATGGAGCCTCCGCTGAGGAAGCCGTCGAAGCGGCATCCAAGCACGATAAGAACACAGGCGGCCCGGTGACCAGCCTGTCCTTTTCCCTCACAGCATAAGGTCACCAATGACCCCCTACACCCAACTCATTCACGACCTGATGGGTCGTGCATCTGGAGCCGTCACCGTCGAAGCAGCCGACGGGAGCTATATCACCAGCGATGACCTTCTCGAAGTCGGTGCGTTCGCTTCCCATGCCGATGACCCGTGGATTGATCTCGTCACCGACGAAGGCTTTGCCGTGGGCGTCTTCGTAGCTGGTAACCCGGAAGTCGTCGTTCCTCAGCCGTCCTTCGATGTCGATGGCGGAATGATCTACATGATCGACGGTGATCCGATCCCCGGCATGAAGCAGGGCCTGCATATGTGCCCTCTCAGCGTCTTCATGCATAAGGGCAAGCCTGACTTCGACGGGTTGAACTGGTATCTCCCGGAAGACCTCGACCTGAAAACGCCGGGATCGGATCGCCAGATCACCCTCATGACTGGTCGTCGCCGCGACGAAGGCCAAGGCAAGTGGAAAGAGATTTCCAGCACCTTCGGCCAGTTCGAAACTGTGCTGCAAGATCACAAGGAAGGGCAGAAAGACGGTCCCTGCTTCTTACAAGGGAAGTCGGCCAACGGCGCTCGCAAAGCTGTTGCCATGATCGAGAACCACATCCTTGGGGTCGATCTCGATTCGGGCGCTCCCTTGACGGATGTGATGGAGACCATCCAGAAGTATGGTCTGGAAGCCGTCATCTACACGACTCACAGCCACCTCAAGGACACCAGTGTCATCAAGCGCGACCACTTCATCAAGTGGAACGAGGAAGGTGAGGTTGATGAAGAGGCTGTTCGCGATTACCTGATCAAGGTCAAGGGCACTTTGCCTCAGATCGTTGACGATCTGGAGATCATCGACGACGCCCACCACACCGAAGAGGGTGTGGTCATCCTCGTCAAGCACAAGCCGATGCCCAAGTTCCGGGCGGTGTTCCCGCTCAAGGAAGCTTTCGTCTTCGCCAAGCGTGGTGGTTCCCAGAAGGATGCCATCAACGAGTGGAAGGAGCGCTATGCCGGCTTCTGCACCGAACTGGGCTTGTTCTTCGACGAGAAGTGCGTCGATCCCGCACGCTTGTTCTATCTGCCTCGCCACCCATCCAAGAGCAAAAATCACGGCTCTTGGTTGGTAGTGGGTGAACCCCTCGATCTCGACAAGTTCGATCGTGTGAAAATGAAGCGCGGGCGCACCGGTAAGCGCAGTGCTGTCTCCAGTAATGCGTTCACGGACGCGGCCGGCGGCGCTGGCTATGACGACGAAGACGACGCCGATCGCTACATCACCTCTTGCGGTTTCAACCTCAAGGGATGGTCGATCAAATATGCCAAGCGCTTCGAAGTCCAGACCATGATCGAAGAAGTGGTTGGTGGTGACTTCGTTCGCGAATCCCGTGGTAACAAGCCGGGTGTCCATGTCGAATGTCCTTTCGAAGCTGAGCATTCAAGCTTTGGTGGTGGCGGCACCTTCGTGGTCAATGCGTCCGACAATCTGGACGACGGATACGATGGTGGTTTCACCTTCACCTGCGTTCACAATTCGTGCGCCGGCCGGGATCGTCTCGATTATCTCAAGGAGATGATCGAACAGGAACTGATCACGGTTGCTGATCTCAAGAACAAGGACTTCCTGTTCGAACTGGAAGAGGACGAAGAGGAAGAAGATGTTCCGGCTCAGCGTGAGAAGCCGAAGAAGCACACCCGTCAGACAGATGCGGAACACCGGGAAGAGCATGAGGATCAGATCAACGATGATGACTTCGGTGATGACGAAGACTCGATGCTCAAGGCGTTCAACCGGCGCTACGCGGTGATCCGCACCAGTGGTGGGGTCCGCATTCTTGTGGAGCCCCGGACGCCGGAAGATGATGTCGTTTTCGAAAGCCAGAACGACGTGGCGCTCTACGAGAAGAACCGCATCATCTGGGTGACAGAAGGTAAGCAAACCCGCAAGGTCGAAGCATTCAAGCAGTGGCTTGAGTGGGAGAAGCGTCGCACCTATCGGAACGTCGTGTTCGCGCCGGGCGAGAAGACCCCGAAGGATGTTTACAATCTGTTTCAGGGTTGGCCTTTTGAAGCTGTCCCCACCTCGTGGGAAGAGGTTCTGGACAACAAGGACAAGCCGGTCGCGGGTGACTGGTCGATGCTGCGTGGTCACATCTACGAGAACATCTGCGAATCGAACGATGCCTATTTCGAGTGGCTGATGACATGGATCGCCATGCTTTTCCAGAAGCCTCAGGCAAAGCCCGGTTCAACGGTGGTTATCACCGGTAAGAAGGGGACTGGTAAGTCCACGCTGTTCGATTACATCAACCAGCTTCTCGGTCGGTGTGGGATCACTGTGTCCCAGCGTAAGCAGATCGTCGGCCAGTTCAACGGTCACCTTGCCACCACCTTGCTGATGGTCTGTGAAGAAGCCTTCTGGGCGGCCGATCCGCAAGCCGAAGGTGTCCTCAAGGACATGATCACCAACAAGTCGGTGCTGATCGAAAAGAAGGGCTACGATCCGATCCAGTCGCGGAATTACACGCGGCTGGCGCTGATCTCGAACAACGAATGGGTTGTTCCGGCGTCTCTCAAGGACGAACGTCGCTTCTTCGTGCTGCGATGCTCCGACGCGGTGCAGGGCAATATCCAATTCTTCGAGGACATGCGCGAGCAGATGGAAAAGAAGGGTGGTCTCGAAGCCATGCTCTATGATCTCCTCCACTGGGAACCTGTGGGCGGAACCTTCTCGACCTTGTTCACGCCGCCGGCAACTGCATATCTCCAGCAGCAGCAGATCGAGTCGCTGTCTGGTGTGCAGAAGTTCATGCTCGAACTGGTCAAGTCCGGGGTCTATGAAACCCACGATGACAAGGTGACGCCGATCGAACTGAACACCGACACCGAGACGACTGTCTACGCTGTGGACATGCGTGCGGCTGTGGAGGATTACGTTCGGTTCCAGTTCTCCTCGGACAAGGCCAAGACCAGCTACGACGACATCTCGGCTGTGGTCACCGACTGGTTCGGTGCCCGAGAAATCAAGATGAAGGTCGATGGTCAGGTAAACGGGAAGCGCACCTTCATCTTCCCGCCGCTGTCTGAGGTCCGTTCGAAGCTCAAGGAAAACAAGGGTCTGGATGTCGAGGCAATGACCGAAGAGGCGGTCAAATCGATCCGGCTGCGGTCGTAAAAATTCTAGGACAAATTGTCCGGAAAGCCTTGACAGGCATTTTACCTGCCGCTAGAGACATCCTCGCTAAACGTGATTTGTCACTTTCTGGTTTTCAACAAAGGAGGTTGTCATGAAGTAAGCAGTTAGGCCGCCAACCCAATATGGCATTAGAGATATGATGGCCGCGCTAGGGTAACACCAGCGCGGCCTTAGAAAAAGGGAGACAGACATGCGTATCGATCAGATTACCGATTCATTGGGTAACAAGAAGCTGGTGAAGCTCTGGGAGCCGGAAGGCTATCCATTCGAGCCCGAAGCTGTCGAGCAGATCAACAACATGGCCCGGCTCCCGTTCGTGTTCAAGCACGTTGCTGTGATGCCTGATGCCCACGCCGGCAAGGGCTCCACTGTGGGCACCGTTTTCGCTACAAAGGGCGCGATCGTCCCGGCTGCTGTCGGAGTTGACATCGGCTGCGGAATGATGGCCGTCCGCACCACCCTGACCGCAATCGATCTTCCGGACAGCCTCTCCCATATCCGTGGAATGATTGAGGCTGCTGTTCCGCATGGTCGTGGGTCGATGGATCAGATTCGCAGTGGGCGTGATCCCGGCTCGTGGGGTAACCCGACGCCGCAAGCGCAGTCTCGCTGGAAGTCGCTGGCCGACCGCTACGATGCGATCGTCGCCAAGCACCCGAAGATTGCCCAGAAGCGTCACCCGGTGCATCACATGGGCACGTTGGGAACCGGCAACCACTTCATCGAAATCTGTCTGGACGAAGACCAGAACGTGTGGGTGATGCTCCACTCGGGCTCGCGTGGTATCGGCAATGCGATCGGCACCTACTTCATCAACAAGGCGAAGGAGGAGATGCACCGGTATCATATCGCGCAGTATCTGCCGGATGAAGACCTGTCGTATCTGGTCGAACATACCGAGGTCTATGACGATTACGTCGAGGCTGTCGGCTGGGCTCAGGACTTCGCGATGGCAAACCGCCAGACGATGATGGATGCCGTGTTGGGCGTGATGCGTCAGACCCTGCCGCCGTTCCTGTCCGATCAGATGGCGATCAACTGCCACCACAACTACGTGACCAAGGAGCAGCACTACGGCGAGCCTGTGTTGGTGACCCGTAAGGGTGCCGTGCAGGCTCGTGAGGGCACCATGGGGATCATTCCGGGGTCGATGGGCACCGGTAGCTTCATCGTCCGTGGTCTCGGCAACCATCACTCGTTCCACTCGTGCAGTCACGGGGCTGGGCGCGTGATGAGTCGCACCAAGGCGAAGAAGCTGATCTCGATGGAGCAGCACGCTGAGGCGATGAAGGGAATCGAAGCTCGCTTGGATGCAGATGTGCTGGACGAAAGTCCGGCCGCCTACAAGCCGATCGGCGCTGTGATGGATGCTCAGAGCGATCTCGTCGAGATCGTTCACCGGCTCCGTCAGGTTCTCAACGTCAAGGGTTGAGGTGGATAGCATTTCCGCGATCGTCAGCAGAGACCCAGACGCCGCATTGCTTTTCGCAATAAAGCTTCGGCGTCTGGGTTTTCCCGCTGAAACGTATGTGGCTTCGTCCACAAAAGGATACAAGAAAGCCGTAGGTAAGGCTATGAAACATGAAATGGCAATTCTTCTTGACGAAGATGTTGCCATTGATACAGTCTTGGATGAACGTTACGATCTAAAAGAAGTGGACGTAATGAGTGTCATCATCGACAACATGGAGCATTTACCACCTGCTCGATTGTGGCGTCATCTATAAATCAATAACAGGGAGTATGACATGAATACCAAAGTGAAAGTAGGGTTGGCGGCTGTCGCTATCCTGATCGGTGTCCCAGTCGCCATCTCGGCAATCGGCACCGTCAACAGCGTCGCCACCGCCCCCGGTCGCGTCGTCCAGAAGACGATGGAGACCAACAACATCATCGACACTTACGAAGGATTCTTCGTGCGTAAGGGTCAGTATGATACCCGGCTCGGTCAGATCACCGAACACAAGACGATCATGTCGGAGAACACCGACCCCGCCGAAGCCGCCCGGCTGCGTATCGAACTGGCCGCCATGCGTCAGTCGTGTCGCGATCTCGCGGTGATATACAACGCGAACGCGTCGATGGCGAACAAGGAACTTTTCCGTTCCGACGATCTGCCGGCGGAACTCTCGGAGGCTGATTGTGATGCGTAAGCTCGCATTCGCGGCCGTCCTTGGCCTTTCCTTCATCCTCGCCGGCTGCGGTGAAAATCAGCCTGAAACCCCAAGAAGGCTCAGGCTCAGAAGGCTGAGGCCGCTGCGGCGTCTCTCCAGTTCACCGAGAACGCGGAAATCGACAACATCAAGCGTCGGCTCGAACTCACGAGCAAGCCGGGCGCGATCGGTTATATCGTTCTCCTGAACGAAGCTGGTCAGCCGATCCTCTACACCGGGGTCAAGGGCAAGGTCACCTCCTCAGGCAAGCGCCTCACCAGTCCTCAGCAGGGTGTCAGCATTCGATGCGGCGACTTCTGCTCGGAAGCTCTGGGTGATGGTCCTTCCGATGAAGGCACCTATGGATCGTCCGATCCCTACGTGTTCTTCTGGGATACCAACGGTGTCTACCACCAGTGGTCCGGTCGCTATCTCTACAGTGACAAACCCATCCGTCTCCGCGTCGAACCGCTGGTCATCAGCAGCCTGTAAGAAGGAACTATCATGGAATCTCGAAATCTTTTCAGCCTCACGGCTGCCATCGCTCTTCTCCTCGTTGTCGTGGTCGGCGGCGGTCTGGGTAGCTGTGCTGCCTACAACTCGGTCCGTGTCTGGAACGCTGAGACGGCCGGTGAAGCCGAACTGGCTCAGGCAAGCTCGAACCGCCGCATCGCGGTGCTGGAAGCTCAGGCTCTGATGGACAGCGCCAAGCTCAAGGCAGATGCCGAAGTCGCTCGCGCTCGGGGTGTTGCCGAAGCCAACCGCATCGTGGCGGAAGGGCTGGGCGGTCCTGAGGGCTACCTTCGGTATCTCTACATCAACAACCTCGAAAATTCGAAGGGCCAGATCATCTATATCCCGACCGAAGCCGGGTTGCCGATTCTCGAAGCCAATCGTCTGCGCCCGGCCCCGGCCCCGGCCGAGTGATCCAACTCCTCTAACACAAGGAATCTACCATGACTGAGCAAGCTGTAGACGATCGCCTTCGTCTCCTGATCGAGCGTATCGAGCGCCTCGAAGAAGAGAAGAAGGGAATCGCCGACGACATCAAGGATGTCTATGCTGAGGCCAAGGCTGTTGGTTTCGATCCCAAGATCATGCGTATGATCGTGCGTCTCCGGAAGATGAAGCCGGACGATCGCAGCGAGCAGGACATGATCCTCGAAACCTACAAGAACGCGCTGGGCATGGCCTGATGACTCAAGTCATCCTGTTCAGCGGCTGGTATAGCGCGGCGCTCTGCCGTGCATGTCCGGACTTGCTGTTCGTGTTCGGTGACAATATGCTTGGGTTCGGAAAGGGTGGTCAGGCGATCATTCGATCCGAACCCAACACCTTCGGAATCCCTACGAAGCGTAAACCTTCTATGGCTTCTGGGGCTTTCTTCATGGAGGGGAATGAGCGCGATCTTGATGCCGTCCTACTTAGTCTGGGGGACTTGTGGGATAAGCTCGAAGAAGGTCGCACTGTCGTTATCCCAATCAACCAAGAAGGGGAGATCAGTCTTGGCCTCGAAAGAGCCCGTCTCCGGCAAACCGCGCCGAGTATCTACGACACCATCAAAAACCACGTCAACGAAATGTGTGTCGCCCACCGCTGGACGAAAATCGAGAACGAAGAAGGACTCAAAACCTTTCAGGCTGCTCTCGGAGGACCCGAGAGTTAACCTCCTACAATCCATGGTTCAAAGCCTAGATCACTTTGAAAGGAAGGGATTAACGGCACGTCATCTCAAGGTATTTTTTGCGGTCGAGTTGTTCATAAGCATTTCACAGGCCCGGACCAAACCAGATGATAAGGGGATCGGTATGCTCCTCGGGATGCATGTCGAGGATTTCAGGAAGGAACTGGAAGAGCTTGTGGAGAATAGGTATCTCCATAGGATGCACCCAACCTACGGTGAGTTGATTTACACTTACAAAATAGGGTCTCTTGGTGGAACATTGATGCGTAAAGTAGCTTCCCCAAGTCATCCCTAACTATCCGAAACAGGTGAGAATGTCGGTGAACGAAGCGATCCTTCGTTCACCGACATTTTTGCTTGCCTAAGATGGAATTTCCTGCTATCATAGATGATCATTCGGTGCATTCCCACCGTCGCTCCCAGCAGGTGACATCATATGTTCCTAGTTTATCTGGCGGTGGTGTGCAGCGCCATGTCGTTCCTCACCGGTATCGTCATCATCGGCTCCGGTAAGGAGTTCCAGTATCAACCCAAGCATATCCTACAAGGACGCCGCGACGCGCTCCTATACGTCTGGCTGATCTTCTCATCTATCTTCGCTCTGGCACACTGTGCCTCGCTGATTGAATACGGGATCACGGAAGATTGGCAATATCGATTCAGTGACACCGGGCGATGGATGGCGATCCATTCCGGTGTAGGTGCCCTCCTTACTGCCGCCCACCTGTTCATTCGCCATGATCTTGAAGGTGGGGCTTCTTCACACATATTCCTTTGGGGTGCGCGTCGCCATGCCGTCTAGCTTTTCGATCTTAGCTACCGATACCGATCTCCAGCACAGCATCTGGGTCGCTACCGGCGGCGCTATGTTAGTGCTTCTACAATCGATTCTTTCAGGAGAGCGTCGCGTGTGGTGGAAATTGCTTGCCTCTTGCATCATCGGTGGTAGCGCCGCTGCTCTTGTGGGTCACGCCTTTGAAGGCTCTTCGTGGGTCTACATCTACTGTGGTATCTCGGCGATCGTCGCTGAGAACATCATCTTCGGTCTGGTTAAGGCTTCCGAGCAGTTCAAGCAGAGCCCGATCTCCGTGTTTGCCCAGTTGTGGCGTGTTGTGATGCCGAGCTTCGGTAAGGTCACTGACAAGCCGGCTGATGCTCTCGACATCAACCCGGACACCGGCAAACCAGCCGATCGGAACAACGACACACCCGCTGTAGGCTAAGAGCCACCAAAACCCACACCCCAGCGTTGACGCCCCGGAAGAGATTCCGGGGCGTTTTTCGTTGACAAATCTTCCGGTTCGTATATTTCATCTGGAACACCAACGAGGAGATCACATGATTCTTTCAAACCAAGTTCGCTGCCACAAGTGTGGTGACACCCCTTTCAGTTCCCATCGCCATGACTTTCGACATTGCCGTTGTGGCTCGATCGCGGTTGATGGTGGTATGAGCTACCTCCGCCGGGCGGGTAACATCGATGCTTACGACGACATGAGCATCACCTTCCCAGATGAAGCCGCCCACAAGATCATCTATGCACTCAATCAGGTCATCGGTGACGAAGGCGATTATAGCCCGGCATCTTTGCTGCTGGTTGTTGCCCGCGCTCTGGAAGAAGAAGGTATCACCGTCGATCGCCATCGTGAGGAGCATGAAGGTGCAATCGATGAAGCCTTTGCGGCCGCTGTCGTATGGGCATCCCAGAACGGACGCAACGGACTGGGCGCTCTGTGTGCTGTGGCCCGTTACGTCCGCGACGCCGGCGGCATCTGGATGTTCAAGGAAGAGCCTGTCAATGCCTGAACGTTTCTCTTGTGCTGACCTGCACTTCGGCCACAAGGGCATGGTCATGTTCACCAGTGGTGGTAAGCCGATCCGGCCGTGGGGAACTGCGGTAGGGAAGGTCAAGTTCGACGATCTCGATCCCGAAGTCCAAGCCGACATCATGCGCCGGGTCGAGGAAATGGACGAAGCCATGGTCGATAACTGGAACCGCGTCGTCGGTCCCAAGGACAAGGTGGAAGTGTTGGGTGATGCCGTGATCGGTCGGCAGCAAATTCACACCTTCGGTCGTCTCAACGGTCGCAAGCGTCTCCGCATGGGTAACCACGATGTGTTCGTCAAGAACAACAACCGGGACTATGCCCAGTATTTCGAGGAGATCACCGCCTATAAGGTCTTCGACGATCTGATCATGTCGCATATCCCGCTCCACCCGGAGTCGGTCAAGGAGCGCTGGAAGGCGAACGTCCACGGACATCTTCACACCAAACGCGTGATGATGACGGTGCCGACGTGGTGGGGAGGTGCGCGTGAGGTGATCGATCCTCGCTATCTGTGCGTCTCGATGGAACATATCGACTACACACCCATTCCTATGGATGAGGTATATCGTCGTATCGAGGAACAGCAGGAGAATGCCCGTGGCTAAGCTCAAGACGCCGGCTTCGGCCGTCATCGACTTCCGCGAGCGTCATCGCTTGGATCAAGCGGCGGTAGATCGCTTGTTCGGATTCTCGTCGGAAGGACGCGCTTGTCGCCGGTGGGAAGCCGAGGACGCTCCTTACTACGTCACGATCCTGATGGGATACGCTGACACCTACGGCCTTGCAAAGATGGAAGAGCTTGCGGCCAGCCGAGAACTTGAAGCTTGACCGTCATAGTTTAATGTTCTAGCTTTGTCTCGAAGCTTGGTCCTCCTAGCTTTCGGTGGCCTCGCCCGTCGCTCTAGCAGCGGCGGGCGAAGTCACTTAGACTTCGCTGTCACCTCGGACCCACAGAGCCACGGGCGGTAGGTTGTTCCCTGACACCAACATCCGGATGGGCTCTCCCTTGTTGAGCAGGTGCAGTTCCTCAGCCGTGGGCCGCCACTCTGACATGAACGCCGGGTAGACTTCCTCGCCGCTGGGAAGCTGCGATCGCACGATCCGAACAGCCGGTTCGAACAGAATGTCGCCGGTGGCTCCGACGCGGCGAACAGCCAGCGTGCCGCAATCAGCTTCGTCCCAGTCGGTCGGCTTACCCATCCGGATGTAGTGATCCGGTGCGTCCGGGTGCGGTCCAATGTCGGTTGCTTGCATGTCAGGTGTTCTCCTCATCATCGATCGGAATTTGGTCTTCGAAGGGACCGAACGATCCCATGTATTGCTTGGTCCACTTATCGCGATCCATGTCTCGCAACATATCGATGTATTCCTGAGGCCAGATGGAACGCGGTCTTGTGACCTCATCGTAAGCCTCGCGATATGCCTCTGGGAGAACCACAATCGGATTCTTGGTTGCGTCATTGACCGTCACGGTGAAGCCGGCCTTCATGAGCGCCCTGATCTCGTCGATTTGCCGGTTCTTTTCGGCTTCGGACATTTCTTTCATGATCCGCACCATATCCTCATAAAGAAATCTTGGGTTAGCACCCGGCGCTCTGGTGGTCGTATTACCGTAAAGCAACTGGCGGGTTGCTTCCAAATGACAGGCTTCCCGCATCGCCTGCATCTCGATGCTCAGACGGTTTGCGATCTTGAGGTCGTCTTCACTGAGTTCGTCCAGCAAGCCTTTGTCTAACCGGATGGTCGGGTAAACCCGATGGACCACTGAGTGGTCTCCCTCAGGGGCTCCCTTGTCGTATCCGAAAAACTCGTAACGGCCGGGGTCGCGCTGGACTGCAAAGTCCACACCAGATGGCAGCCAGTCAGCTACCTTGATCTCCATCCCATGGAAGAAGAACGAGTTGTCAGTTTTGGAATCAGTTGCAGGCATCCCAGTCCTCTACCAGAATGCCCGCCATAGTCAAGTCAGAATTGCGCTCAGCGCATGATCAGGTCGATCGCCTCGCGCTCGTTGATCTCTCCAGCGGCGTGGGCTTCCTCGATCTCCCGGTTGCGAAAGAACTTCTGGTCATCGAGACCCTGATAGGCGAGCGAACCATAAGCTGGGTCGATCTCATACCAGTAAGCGTCCCAGTCGGGCCCCTCCCCTGCCTTGTAGGCGCGTTCGACCTGACGGAGCAGTTTGTTAGCTCGCTCTTCCCCGCGCTTGTAGATACCTTCGTCGGAGAAGGTGTAGCCATGGGCGAGACGCCGGCCGGTGTCGGACTCCGCAACCACGTAATAGATCAGTCCCTCGATCGGGTATCCGGTCTCGTCCCGTCCTGTGTAAACGACATCGCTGCGAACGAAAAATTGCATTTCCATTGTCTGTCTCCTTGTTGACGAATCAGCGGTAGACTAACTCCACAAATTCGTCAACAAGTTTTTCCATCAAAGAGATAGCCACCCGTCGTCGTCAAGCACGTTCGGGTCTTCCAATGCCATCTCCACTCGTCCCAGCGTCTCCGCCCAGTCGTGGTGCATGGTGCCAAATCCCAGTGGGAAGGTATCACACTTCGGGACGACGTAATCGATCCAATCCCGGTCGCGCTCGATCTTGCCCTTGAAGCCGTGCTTCTTCTCCAGCGCCTTGAGGTCGCGGCGGTAGGGGCAGACGGTTGTGGATGCCTTGGGCTTGCGGGCGGTGCCGGGGATCGTGATGCGCCCGGTCGCGGTGAGTTCGAAAACGTTCTCGACACGCGCCCGGCGGTTTGCCCGCTTGTCTGTGATGGAGATGATGTCCTTGACGATGCCGCAGCAGAAGCGTCGGCCTGTTATGATCTGCCAGTGATTACCGGCGCTCACCAGAAAGACCCGGCCGGTT